CCCACTTTCACGATCAACGACAGCGAGGTATCTCAACTGTCCCGGTAGGTCCACTGCGACGATGTCGACTTCGGATTCACCCAGCTCATCCAAACATCGCGTTAGCGATGTAATGGCATCCTCAGCTGGAAACACCTTGGTGTAAATCTCCCATGCCTCCCACGCATCCGTAAGGTACGCATAGAGACGTAGAAGAGACTCCTTGTCCGTCCTCAACTTATGGCGTTCAGGATAAACCATCCGCCTGAGGATTTCGTGGTGCGGACGATGAGCCCACCCATGATGCCAGTAGTGACCGAGGAAGTGCACCCGATTTGTAAATGCATCGGGAGCCTCGCGCTTAGAGTCTGTGATAGCACTCTTCTCTACACTTACAACGAATCCTAGCTCAGCCGCGTAACTGGCTAGGTCCCCTAGGTCCAAGCGGGTGTCAGACGCCACGATCACGTCATCGCCCTGGATCAGCATTCTATCAGGCTTTACAGCCACGCCGGTCGCTCGGATCCACACGTAGTTCATCAACAACAGGTTAAGCACACTCCCGACCAGGGTAGTGAACATAGAACCTGAAGGAATTCCCTTGTGCTTCTGGAACACAGTTCCGTTGGGTGTAATGATGCGCGAGTGTACGAAGTCGCTTACGTACCTTTCCCACACGTCACGCGCTTGCTCATCAAGATCTAGATGTGTACGGAGTACGCGAAACACATCATCAATCATGAAAGCTGGCGCAGATGAGTCATATCCCGAATAATCCAGGGAATACACATACCTGAATCGGGATTGGAGCTCTGTTACCAGCGCTCCCTTCTCGACTGCTCGAAGGCCGATTGCGAACGGACGCCTTCTCTCCAGTCGTTCACTGACTCTCTTCGAGAACGACGCACCCACAATACTCGTGCTGAGCGGCGCCATCCATACGAGGCGAGTTTTTGGACCAGAAGGCCCAGGCTGAACGCGGCGGCCAGAAGCGTAGGGATCCATACCTCTATCCCCGGCCCAGATCCGTCTTGCTGCAGCCAGTCCCTTATCGAGGACCTCGCCATTGCGAGTGAAGTAAGGAGCACCAGCGTAGTGACTACGGTGGATGAACCGAGCCACAACCTCATCCAGTGGGTAAGGCTTTCGCCCTCCAGTTTCGTCACCCGCAATAGCGAGCGTTGCACGAAACGCATCCCCGTAAGCCCCGGAAAGCCCCGGTCGTCGTGCTCCCCTTCCAGGAACACACTGAGCGCGGTCGCCGGATAGTGCACCTCGCCGGTTTTCAGTATCAGTGCCTTCATCTGAAGGTCCCAACACTCCGGACAATGGTGCCGGTGATGGTCTGGATCTTCCTGAGGATCGCCGATCCTTGCGGTTTCCGCCGGCAGGAAGTGCTCCGGGGGTATTTCCGTCCTCTCTCCTGCATGCGCAGAATCCGAGTCCGGAAACGGTGAATTGGTCGGTGGTTGGCTTTCCTGCTCGTGTCTTGGCGGGATGAACGGGACAGCCGTATTTGGCAAGCCCTTCCGCCACCCATTCAGGTGTTGTGACACTGCGGTTGTCCTTTTCCGCGACCAACTCCGCAGTCTGCTGGCCGAGCCTCCTTTCGATTCCACGATCGACGGCTACTCTGTCAACAGATTTGCCGAGTCCTCGCATCGCCCGAACCCAACGAGAGTTCGAACTACGGTACTTACCGAGATCAGTGATCCCGGCCCGTGCGCTGAGATCGTTAAGTTCCATCGCAGCGCTCCCTTCTGAATTGGGCTAACCACAAAGTGGCGCGTCTCCTATCTCAGCCCTGAAGACGGAGAAGGTGAGGTGAGAAGTCTCACAACGCATACTGCTTTCTCAAGGCAGTGTACAGCATCCAGTACTCCAGGATACAAACCCTGTGGATGTTTCCGAAGAAATGGCTTAAGGCCACAACTCTCACGCATAAGCGCG